AACCTGCCTGTCTGTGACCAATCCGCCTCCGCTCCGATCAACCGGAATACGCTTGGCCTAATTGTCGTTGAATCGGGAATTTTGTTTGTCGTCGGTCAGGAGTTGTTATTGTCGCCCGTCACCACGCCTCACTCCCACACAAACGCCTCCACCGTGTACGCGGGCGATACCACCCGAGCCGTGGTCGTCGATACAGACCGCACGGGGGTTACTCCCAGATCCATGCAGCTTCCGCGGTAGCTTTCGGGTGGGTGGTCCATCGACGCTGTTTGTCGGGGGCATAATCTCCTTGTTCGCGACGCTCAGGTTGATAGGCCATGTGGTGGTGATTGCGGATCGACGTATAAGGGTAGATCCGTCCAAGCCCAGAACTCGGGATCCAGGTTGGTCCGCAAGGCCTGCAGAACCTAATGGAACCAGAGGTGGGATACGCTAACCGTCCCCTTGGTAAGTCCCTCGGTGTACTTCGTCAGGTTGCTGAACTACACATCCCTTATCTCTTACTTAGTACTTAATGTATTTTAAGGGGGTAAGACCCGCCCTGCACCCTGCACACACCCACCCCTTTTCACCTCCCTACCCTCCTTCTCCTGACCCACCTGTGACCCCCCCTACTTGTCTCCGAACCGGGGGAGGCTGTGGCGAACACGTCGAACCAGACCACCGTCTTTATCGCTAGTCAGGCTGGACACTCACACGGGAAGTGGAGCCGGTTCTCCGTCCACACGCCTAGAGACGTCATCCGCCCACAGGGCGTTGTTAGGAGGGGAAGACCGCCAGGGCGGTACGGCAGCTCGCAGGGAGTTGCAGGGGGGGTTGAACCCGCTCCAGTTAGAAATACGTCGAGAAAGACGGTAATGACGACCTAAACCATTGCCGCCACCACAGCAACCTTCCGAAATAAATCGTCAGTTTTTGACCGCCGAGGCCTGGTTTCCGGTATCTCCTTCTGGGGGAGCGCGTGTACACGAAAAACAGCTCTTCCGGTACGCAGCCAGAAAAGAAAATCACGAGATATTAGCCGCCGAGGCTCGACTTCCGGTACTTCTACTCAGCGAGAAAGAGGAACCACATGGACGACAACACGCCCCAAGACACACCCGAAGACCCCGCACCGTCAACCCGATCGAACCCAGCCCACCCGTCCCATCCCGAAGGAGACGCTGACCCCGGTGCAACCCTCAACCCTCAACCCCAGAGTAAGGAGTCTCCCATGCAAGACAACACGACCCCCAATGCGACGCCAGCCTCGGCGTTGCTCGACCCCGCCGCCTTCTGCATTCCGCCGCACGCCCGGACTTCGGGCCAGAAGCACAAGTACACTGCCGACCTCAAGATCGGGAAACCCGGCCCAGCAGACTGGGTACGCATACACCCTGATACGAGCTTCCATTGGCGCTACATCGACGCCCGCGAGGACAGGAACCACAACTTCTACATCCTTGCCCCAGGATTGTATGAGCAGCTTGAGAATCGCGTCCAGCGAGTCTTCGGTGTGTGCCAGTTCTTCGTCACAGCGACTCTCAACGCGGACCCGTTTCTATGGCTCGTAAAACACTCCAAGACTGACTACTTCGAGACGATGCTGGAGGCTGTGGAAGCAGCAATGGCGGGGTGGATTCAGGTCCAGTCAGACCAGGCCAAGAAGTGCTACGAGACCAGCCACCCGAGCATCATCTACCCTGAGCCGGATTGGTCCAGCATACTCGGCGACGCAACACCGCAAGAACTGTTCACCCGTATTTTCAAGGGGAAGGTTATTGATTCTCCCGAGCACGAGCAGTTGGAGCGGATCCGAGGCCGGAAGTGACGCTCTCCGACTTCCCCGAGATCGTCGTACTCGATCTGAAGTTCCACGATTGCCAGCACCCCGGCAACCGGTGTGTTCCCGTCTGCCTATGCGCGAGAGAACTCCGGTCCGGCAAGGTGCATCGCATCTGGCTCGACGGTACGACGCCTATCGAGAACCCTTTGCCGCCGGATGCACTCTACGTCGCCTACAGTGCGTCCGCCGAATGGGCTTGCTTCCTTGTACTCGGGTGGAAACTGCCCCGTTATGTTGTAGACCTCTTCTTCGAATTCCGCTGCCTGACAAACGGCATCCGGAAGGCGGTCGGGGACAGTCTGATCGACGCGCTGACCTACTACGGTGCGCCTGCATGCACAGCAGCTTACAAACAGGACATGCGGGAGCGCATCCTTGCTGGCCCACCCTACAGCGACCAGGAACGGGTAGCCGTCCTGGACTACTGCTCCGGGGATGTAGAGCAAACTACCCGTCTGTTCGAGGTCATGTGGCCCCACCTCCGACTTCCATCGGCGATTGAACGGGGGCGCTTCTCTTGCGCGGCAGCACGGATTGAAGACAACGGGATACCCGTCGATCTACCCCTCCTGCGAGGGCTCCAGGCCTGCTGGCACGACTTCCGAGAACATCTGATCGAGAAGGTCGAACATGAGCATGGCTACGGCGTCTACCTGAAACTGAGTCACGGGTACAGTTTCAACTACGCGAAGTTCGACCTGCTGCTGGCCCGAGAGGGGCTACTAGAAGTCTGGGAGAAAACAGATAGTCTCCACAGCCCCCGCCCTCGTCTCGAAGATGAATACCTCAAGCAGATGGCGGAGACATACCCACGATTTCAGCCTTTTCGCGATTTGCGGAAAACGTTAGCCTCTCTACCCTCGCTCGATCCTCCGGTAGGTGAAGACGGCAGGAACCGGACATCGCTCATGCCTTTTAGGGCCAAGACATCCCGCTGCCAGTCGAAAACGCGCGAGTTCGTCATGGGCTTCCCCGCGTGGCTCCGGTCCTTGATGCTGGCCGAACCAGGCCACGCGTTGATCTACATTGATCTTTCGAGCGCGGAGTTCGGGATCGTCGCGGCGCTGAGCCAGGATCCCGCGATGATGGCGGACTACCGCGCTCCTGACCCGTATATTGCGTTCGGCATGCGGATGAAGTATCTGCCACCCGATGCCACCCGGGAGACATACCCGGTCGAACGTAACAGGTTGAAAAGGGCGTGCCTGGGTATCCAGTACGGGATGGGTCCGGAAACACTAGCCGGGTATCTCTCCGTCAACCGAGCAGAAGCTGATCGACTCATCGGACTGCACCGTCAGGCTTACCCGAAATATTGGGAGTTCGTCGCGGCGAATTTGGAGACGGCAGCCTTCGAGCGGAGACTTTGGACCGTGCTCGACTGGCGTCTGAACGACGCTCACATGCAGAAGCGGAACTCCCTGGTGAACTTCCCGGCGCAGGCGACGGCGGCTGAAATCCTCCGGCTTGCCTGTTGTTTGGCCACCGAGGAAGGTCTTGAAGTGGTCGCGCCTCTTCACGACGCGCTCCTGGTGCATGCGCCACTTGACAAGGTTGACCAGACCATCGCTCACGTGCGGTCATGCTGGAGCCGGGCAAGCGCCGCATTGCTGGGTGGGTTCGAACTACGGTGCGAGACCGACAGGGACAAGGTGACCTACGAGTTCCCGAAGCGGTATCAGGATGGCCGCCAAACCGAGTTTTTCGATGCGGCGCTGGAGTTCTTGAAGGAGAGAGGCTGGGTGGACCGTCTCGCCCGATCTCCGTTGGCGGCTGCCTGATGCAAGGCCAGTTAGACGGTGGCGTCATTCAAAGGGTGCGCGAAGCTTCGGAAAAGTGCAGGGCTACGAGCCCGAGACCCGGGCGTACGACCAGCGGCCCCGCCAACATGACCACGCCATCGAGGGCGGCGGGGGGCCTTCACCAGCTATGAACGATATGGCTGCCCACAACACCAGGGATATAACTCGACACACCACGAAGCTGGCTACGCCGTCGCCTTTCATTTGTACCGATTCCAGCCACTACGCATTATCGGGCCGACCACCTGGCCTGGGAGTCGTGCTGCAGCGTTTCTTCAGACACCGGAGGGATCATCGTCGTCCCCCTCTGTCCGACACCGCGCTCAAGATTGTGCCGTCTGCATAATTGCTGGGATCGCGGCTCAGAGCAGGTTCGAGGGAATCCCATTTGCCACGGTACGTCGGACGAGCGGAGGGCTGGATTATGGGAAGGTGAACCAGCTTTTGGATTTGTCGATGTGCGGCGCGTTGGAGTTTAGCCCAAAGATACGGGCTCGCCAACTGCGTCTCCTCGAAGCGCGGGCAATCGAATTGATGAGTCAACGCGGAGTGTGGGCAGCAGTCGAGTCGGTATGCCAAGAATTGGAGAAATCCGGGGACCGACTGGAGCGGCGAGAGTTGGTCGCGGCAATCGAACGCGGCTTCCGTTCGTAACAGCGATCTACAGAGGGGGTTGGGGCGAAGTAGGCGGCAACTACCCCGACCACCTCTTGGGACAGGTTGGGCACGCCCACTAGGGACCCGGCGAGCTTGACCTGAGAATCGAAGGCGGCGCCCAACACGGTCGGGTTCGCCGCCCAGATGCTGGCCTTCACCTTCACCCCGGGGAGATGTCGATACGGTGCGCGGCGTTGACGTGGGGCGGGCGTGGGGTTGCGGGAGAGATGCTGTGGGATACCTCGCCATTGAGAGGGGTCCGTCTCACAAAAATAGTTCGGACAAAATGACGGCGATAAGGGACGTCCGGTGACGAGAACCGGTATTTACAAAGGTGAGAGCGCAAATATCATATCCGGCCTCCCTTCCCCTTCCCTGCCCTTGCGAGGAGGTCGCTAGTAGCTTGGAACCCCTCCTCGACGTCCCGGCAGCCGCCAAGATCCTGGGCCTCTCCATCGACACGATCCGCCTCTGGGTATCAAAGAGACGCATCGAATTCGTCAAGCTCGGTTCCCGGGTCATGTTTCGCCCAGAATCCATTCGCGTACTGATAAACTCTTCAGTCCAAGAGGCAAAACATGAACGTCTACAAGCGCGGCGACGTCTACCACTATGAGTTCCAGTTCGCCGGAAAGCGCCACCGTGGCAGCACGGGCCTGACTAACCGACGTAACGCCGAGACCGTCGCCGACGCACGCCGTATACAGTACGTGAAGTTCCACGCAGGTCTAGCACCGGATCCTGGGCTTGTCGTTCCGACGCTCAGCGAGTTCGAGCCGATATTCGTAAAATGGTTGGGCAAGGTCCACCGGGATCGTCCCGACACACAAGAGTTCTACACCATCAGCTTTTCCCGTCTCCTCGATTACCCCGAGCTGGCGAATGCCAAGCTCACGGCCATCGATGCCGCAATGGTCGAACGATTCAAGGACTGGAGGGTGACCTTTCGTCCGGAAAAGGGCAAAGTGGTGGGTCGAACCACCATCAACCGTTATCTTGCCACCCTCCGCAAAGCTCTGTACCACGCACACGATCCCCTAAAATTGATCCCTTCCGTTCCCACTGTTCCCCTCTTCCCGAAGTCGGACGACGGCTGCGAGCGGGAACGGGAGTACGTCTTCACCGACGACGCGTACGAGGCCTGGCTTACTGCCTGCCCGGAGCCCTTGCGTTCCGCCTCCATCCTGGCCCGGAATTGCGGAATATGCCGAGGCGAGCTCCTCGCGCTCCAGACCGACTGTCTGCACCTTCTGGCCAAATCAGACGCGGATGGGATGTGGGGAGAGATCGAAGTCAGACGCGGGCTGAAGCGTCAGGCCCGTCGCCGGACGCTAATCATCAACGAGCCGATGCGGAAGGCGCTGGTCTCACTGCTGGTCTCTTCCCGGTGCAAGTTCGTGTTCACCGCCTTGACTGATGTTCGCCAGCCGCTTAGCGTTGAGACATTGGGAGGGCAGGCCCGAGACATGAAGCGTAACGGACAGTTCCACGCCGATGCTGGACTCCACACTCTGCGCCACACCTTCCTGACCCAGTTGGGAGAGACGGTTGACGTGTTCACGTTGAAGAAGATCGCTGGGCACTCCTCGATCAAGACCACCGAGAAGTATGTGCACCCGCAGCGGGAGCAAGTCCGGCAGGCCTTTGTGGCGAATATGGGGGGAGTGGCTCCAAGGTCCCCACAAAATCCCCACAGGGGTTCGACGAGGTCTCGCAAGTCAGGTATAAATCATTTGTAATCAGTGCGAAAGTGGCGGAATTGGCAGACGCACCAGACTTAGGATCTGGCGGAGAAATCCGTGGGGGTTCGAGTCCCCCCTTTCGCACCATATTTTCAGTAGGTTACGAGGTGACCTGGGCAGCTGCAGGGCAGGAAACCTCGGATTCGGGCGGTTTTCGCTGCCGGCGCGCGCGCATGGCCTCGATCTTGGCCTGGATGGTGCGGAACTCTTCGCGCCCCTGCTGCCGCTCGGCCGATTCAGGCTGCTCGGGCTCGTAGAGCTTGCAGAACTCCTCCAGACCCTCGCCCTGGACCGCGCAGGCGATCCGCCACAGAATGTCCGCGAGCTGCTGTGCCGAGGCAAAGCGCGTCTCCTTCAGGACGCCACGCTCGAGCCACGTTGCGAGCGAAGCCGGATCGATCTCTTCAAACTCCCGGCGCACCAGGGTGCGGGGCTTCCTGCGCGTGAGCGCGCCGTTCTCGGCCTTCTGCTGGGCCAGGGCGCCCGCAGTGTCCTCCGCCTCGGCCACGGCGTCCAGGAAGCGCAGCAGGGCCTCCCTCTCCACCAGGTGCGAGGTACCCAGCGGAACTCCGCGGCGGAGCATCGCCATCAGCCTGCCGCCGGCGCGCGGCATCAGCTCGAAGAGCGATTGAAGTGCGCGACGGTCGTAATGGGTGCGCACGGAGCCCAAAACCGAGCGACGGATTTCAGGGAGCCGCGGGAGCCAGGAGACGGGTCTTGCCATGCTGATCCTCCACAAAAACCGGGCGCTTAGGTCCTCGCGCAAACGAGGGGGGTTATGACTAGATCTAGCACTAACTCAAAAATTCCGGCATTTTGCCTAAAATGCTATCCGGGGTAGAATTCTAGCCCATGCCCGCCCCACGCATCAAACCCGCCACTGGTCTGCTATCCCGCGGGACCATTCCAACCTCCCTCGTCGATTTGGTTATTTCGTCCTTGCCCAGCGTCCACACCCGGGAGAGCTACGCCAAGGGGATTCGAGACATGTACGCCTTCGCGGCTGGGCGTCCGGTGACCCTGGCGCTCCTACAGGAGTGGCGCCTGGCCATGGCCGCCACGCTGTCGACCGGGACGGTCAACGCCCGGCTCACCGCCGCGCGCAAGCTGATCCGGGAGGCGCAGCGGACCAAGATGATCTCGCTCGAGGAGGCCACCGAGCTGCTGCAGATCGATGGCCTGCCCTTCCGCGGATCGCGCATGGGCAACTGGCTCACCGTTCCACAGCTCCGCCGGCTGCTCGCCGTGCCCAGCGGAAAGCATCTCCGCTCGCTCCGCAATCGATGCATCCTGTCGATCCTCGGAGGCACCGCGATCCGCCTGGACGAGCTGGCGAGGTTGGAGGTGGTGACGATCCAGCAGCGCGATGGCCGTTGGGTGCTGGCCGACATGATGGGCAAGGGCGGCCGCGTCCGGACAGTCGCCGTGCCCACCTGGGTCAAACAGGCGATCGACGGGTGGACTAAGGCGGCGAAGATCACCGAAGGCCGGCTGATCCGCCAGCTCACCCTCAAGCCCGAGGGGCTGAGCACCGATGGCATCCGCGGCATCGTCCAGAAAGCCGCGGAGAAGATCGGAGTCAAGCAATTCAGCCCGCATGACCTGCGCCGCACCTGCGCGCGCCTTTGCCGCGAAGCCGGCGGCGATATCGAGCAGATCCAATTCATGCTTGGACACGCCGACCTCCGCACCACCCAGCGCTACCTGGGCACGGCACAGAATCTGCGCGGCGCCGTCAACGACAACATGGGGCTTTAGCCCAGACGCAAAAAACCCGCCCCATCCCCGAAGGGATGGAGCGGAAATCTGCCCTGCTTTGGCGTCCTTGGTATGGCTACGTTTCTACCACATGTCTTTGAATGCTCCTGCCTGGGCCAGCTCCAGCATGCGCGCCTGGAAGCGGGCGCCGTGGCTGATCTCCGGCCATAGCTCCAGGTGCACCATCTCATGCAGCAGCGTCAGCTTGGTCCAGCCTCGCGACACCGCGCAGGTCAGCCCGACGTGGATCTCCGGCGGCTCTCCGCCGAAGGCCTGCGCCCAGCAGCTCTCCAGCGGCCGGAAGCGCACGCGCGCCAGGAGGCGGTCGCCGAAGTAGCGCTCGTTGTAGAGATTGAACCAGCGCTGCAGCCGCCGGTCGGATAAGACAATCGGAGTTGTCACTGCGTTCTCCGGACAGTCTCGCCCACGCGATCGTGCGCGGCGATGATTTCGATGGCGCGGAGCTGCGCGGTCAGCATTTGGGCTACGTTCATAGTCTCGTCCAGCAGGCGAAGATATATCTCCATTTCCCTGCGTCCCAACGGCAAACCCACAAAACCCTCCGGCTTGACCACTACAACACCCGCATCGCCCTGCGTACCAGCGCCTTCCGTGCAGCTTCCACGAGCTCGTCCGGCGACGCCGCGACCTGCGCAACCGCGCCGCACAGCTTGGCCTGCGCCCTGCGTAGTTCGAGCACGGTGGGCGGAGGCGCATGCCCCCTCTTGGGCCATGCTCTGTTGGATGGCCCGCGGCTCGCGCTCACACGCCCGGCCAGCGACATGCTGGCGCAGGCCTCGGCGATCGGCACCCTGGCCGGAACGCTCAGAAGCACCGGCGGGGGTACTACTCCGCTCTTGATAAAGCTGAAAATCACGCCGCCTTAGTTTCCACGGCCGCGCACTCCACCTTCAGGCTCGGCGCGTTCTTCTTTTGTGTGAAACACAGCGCCACCATTGGGGTCAGGGTTTCGCGCGTCTCGTCGTCGGCCTTCAGGTCGAGCAAGACTCTCGCCGGCGCCGGCACTAGCGAATAGGTCACTTGGCGCCGGAAGAACTGCCGCATCAGCTTCGGAGTCTTTTTCAGGTGCCCAAGCAACCGCTCGATCGCTGCTGGGACCTCGACGCTGGGCGTCGCCGTGGTGGTGGTCGCGGTGCTGCCGTTCAGCCCATCGAGCCGCTTCGACTTGTCGGTGTGCTGCCTTCCCCACTGTTCGACCAGGTCGGTCAACTTCACTTTCGTCTCGGCCGCTGTCTTCTGGGCTTCCGCGTACTTCACGATCAGCGCGTCGACCTCTTTGGGGCTTGGTGCAACGATCTTCTCTGCCATGGATTCGAGGCTAGAGCGGCGAAAACCCGTTACGGGTATCGCTGCCGTGCGCGTTGGGGTTACAGTTGTCTTGCACCAAAACGGAGGCACTCCATGAACTTTGGCGACGCACTCAGAGCACTCCTGAATGGCAGCTTCATCACCCGCACCGGCTGGAACCGCCAGGGCATGGCGCTCGGGCTTCAGCCGCCCACCGGCAAGATCACCGAGCCCTTCCTCTTCCGCCGCATCGCCAATGGCGAATGCACGGCCTACAATCCGGACGCGGCCGACATCCTCGCCACCGACTGGAACGTGGCCAACGCTGGCCAGCGCGAAGGCGTCGAAGAGGCTGAAAAACAGCACGCCGGCGCCGGCCGCTAGGCACTTCGTACCCTGAAGACGGATGTCCGTGCTACGGTGACCACCAGCCGCCGAGCGCGTGGACCGCCTTCAGGGTCCAGTTGGCGATCGTGACCATGGCGGTGGGGTGGGTGAGCGAGTGAACCTCGGCCTGGCCGTCGGCTGCGATCGCCTTCACGCTGCCGGTGGTGGCCTTCACGTCGCCGGCAATGGCGACGCCCTGGGTCGCGGCGAGCACAAACTGTGAGCTAGCCGCGTCAACGTTCGCCAGCGAGGCCTTGATGTGCGGGTCGGTGATGGCGGTGTCAGCGTCGGCGGCCGCCTGGGCCGCGTTGGTCTCGATAGGTTTGAGATCCGCGACGCGCGCGGTGGTCTCCTTTAGAAGTGGATCCAGGTCGGCGGTGGCCGTCTGCACATTGGTCAGCACGCCCGAGGTCTGCGCGAGGATCTGCGGAAGCTGGACCTCGAAGTACTTGCGTTCATCGAGTGCGCCGCGGTTGACCTCGGAGAGCGTCACCCGGGAATCGTTGACCAGCTTACTCACTTCCAGGCCGGTCTTCTGGCTCTGGTCGAGCAGGCCGTTCACCCGCACCGCGGTCCCGCTTAGTGCAACTTCTCCGCGCTTCACTGCGGAGTTGAGGCTATAGAGCAACACACACACGAGGACCGCCGCCGCGGTCAGGGCGACCAGGGCGACGGCCTTCAGTGTGTTGAGCAGCTTGGTCATGCAGTTATGCAGTAATCCGGTGCGGTAAGTGCAGCAAAACGCTGCAAATTATGCAGCAATATGCAGCTACGCAGCCGCGACTGCGGTCTGCACGTTCATCACCCCAACGATGGCGGTGACGATGTTTCCTATTCTGGTCGTGGTGGAAGCAGGAGCGCCCGCGCTGGTCAGGAGCGAGGCTGCAGCGGGCCCAGACACGGCGAGGACTTCTGCGGCCTTCTGTGCGCCGGTTCCGGTTGCAGCGCCCGACGCGGCATACTTTGCCTCGGTCGCGAGAATCGTGTTCTGGAGCAGGTTGACTGCTGCAACCGCTTCCGGGGTGACTGCGATGGACGCCGGGAAGATCGCGTTGGCGAGCGCAGCGCCTTCAGGGGCGTACTTCACAACGACGGTCAGCCCCTTCGCGAAGTCCTTTCCGACTGCCTCTAAAACGGTGAGTGCCTTCTCTGCGTCTGCCTTGATGCCGCTTTCGATGCTCATGATGATGGGGACCTCCGGCTCTCGCCGTACTTCGGTTGGTGGTGCGTGTTTGAAAAAAGACAGCATGGCGGTCACGGCGTTGGGGACTCCGGCGCTTTTGGGCTTTGCATGCTCGCCTTCAGCGCGAACCCGGCCATGCCGATCAGGGCGAAGCCGGAGTCGGCCAGCTTGTCGATCCGCGTGTAGTGGCCGAGCAACACCACCCCAATCCCGAGGCCCAGCAGCACAAAGCCCAGCGAGTTGTTCTTCAGGTCGTTCATCGCTTTTCCTCGATATTCGTCAGTAGTGGCAAAGCTCGTTCAGCAGCCGCGCCGCGTCGCGTTCGTCGATCAGGTCGTTCACCACGTTGCGCGCCTGGCTCAGGTCCTCGATCTTTTCCGCGACAATCTGTCGCAGATGCACCACCAGGCTCACCAGCTGCTCGGCGGGCATCGCGCTCAAGTCTTCCAGCAGCGCCGGCGCCGCGGTCATGCAGGGCTCACGAGCGCTTCGAGCAGCGCGACGTCGTTTATCTCCCGGCTCGGCACCTGCTTCGCCCACGCCGAGGCCTGCATGCCGGCGATCGCCGCCGGCCAGTTCCTCGCCTTGATTCCCGCGATCGCGTTATGGAAGGCCAGCAAGCCGGCCAGCCCAAGTTCAAAGATCATGTCGCAGACCACGGCGCCGGCGTTGTCCGGATCTCCGTCGATGCCAGGAATCGCCTTACGCGCCTCGGCCGCCACGGTCGCGTACTGGCTGCCGAAAATCGCCGCCGCCTGGTCGAGTGTGATTGCCGCTCCTGTCATCACCGCGTCGTAGTCGACGCCGGCCGCGGCGCACACCGCTCGCGCGCCTGGCGCGTCGAGGTTGAATCCGCGGCCGATGGTCCAGAAGCCGCGCGTGTCCCTGTAGACCTTCAGGCGCAGGCCTTCGTGGCAGCCGATCAAGCTCTGGTTCAGGGTGTCGTTCATGGCTTAGCGACCCTCTGCTCGCGTACCTGGTCGTTGATCCGGTCGCGCTCGTACTCGCGTTGGAAATCGTCCAGCTTCTGCGTCTGCGCGGCGACCTGGTCGGATGTGGCCAGGTGTCGGATCTCGGTCTCGGCCGCGGTCAACCGCTCGCTCTGCCCAAAGCACCAGGTGCCGATGGCGATCGCCAGCGCGGCGAAGGGCGCGGCGATGGCGTAGGGCATGCGGAAGCCTGGTTGCGGGTGGGTCGCGTCGCTAGGCGCCTCGAGGACGTGATTCATCTCACTTTTGAGGCTAGGGCGAGATCGCCCCGTTACGGGTACTGGGCTAGGAGATCCAGCTGTTACCCAGCCAGTCGGTGTAAGGGGTTCCGTCCGGCGCCGGCGGCACCGGCACATAGTCGGTGTAGCTGAAATAAAACGAGTATCCGAACACCTCATAAGCGGGAGCCAGTTCGTAGGTGATTGGGATCACCTGCAGCAATGTCGTGCGCAACACAAAGAGCGTCGGCTGGCTCATGGTGTTCACCACGGTAGCGGCGGTCGCGGTGAAACAATTCACGCCGTCAGGGGAGTAAACGGTGCCGGCTGGGACGGTCGCGATCTCGTTGAACTGGCCGCCGATCGGCTCGCCGGCGATGCCGTCCCACTGTGACGCCGGCACAAACGCCGGGCAGCTTGTCGCGGTCTGAGCGCGGATCGGGATCGCGGCAGCAGCGAGAAGAACGAAACAGGCGAGTACGATTCTGCGCACAGTGCTCCTTTAGTTCGTAGGTGGACTCAGCGCGGGCGCTGGGACAGGCACGATAGTCAGCGGCGTAGCCTTCGCCGCATTCGGGTCCAGCGCCTCGACAGCCGCAATCATGGCCGGAAGCTGCGGCAGCGCGCTCGCCACAATCCTTTGCTGCTTCTCTCGTGTGGCGGCGTCCTTCGTGCCCTCGTAGGTCACCATCGCCTGCTCTGGGATCTGCGCCATCGCCTTCGCCCTGGTGATCGCAACATAGGCCGCCTGGGTCTTCGGGATGGCGCCGCCTTCGTAGTCAAGCTGCGCCGCGTTCACGACTGCCTGCGACGCCGCCAGCTTCTCAAAGGTGCTGCGCTCGAAGCTGGTGCAGCCGGTGACTGCCATAGTCAGAGTGACCAGGCATAGCGCGGCGATCTTAGTAAACGACATTTGGTCCCTTTCCGTAGAGCGCTGGGCAGGATACGAGCGAAGTGAAAACTTCGACGTTCCCCATCGCTCCGGTAAAGTTGCTGCCGCCCGATCCTTGAAACCCCAGCGAAACCGGGTTGCCGCTGGCTGCAGAACCGCTGAGTGTGCTCATCAGTACGCCGCTAGTTTGGAGCACGCCATTGATGTATATCTTCACGCCGGCAACAGTGCCTGAGCCGTCATACTGCCCGCAGACGTGATTCAAAGCGCCTGCAGTGATTCGGGTAGCTCCGATCGTCTGCGCGTAGGCGCCATTGCTGGTTCCCGCGTTTGCGATCACGCCGAATTGGACCTGGTAGCCGTTCAGCTGCAGCTGCCAGCCGGTGAAGGTCGTTGCGTCTGTGTCTGCGACGACTTCCTGCACCCCGGTGACCGCGGTTGGATTGATCCACGCAGAGACTGTGAAGCCGTGGGTCCCGTCGAAATTAGTTAGGGCGTCGCTCGCAGCCGTAGCGCCGCCGCTGCCGCTATAGGTTGCGACCGGGTTGGTGAATCCGCTTGAGGATGCGAAGGTCACCCCGCTGCCGGTCGCGGTGTTGGTGGAATCCGTTCCAGTGTTCTGCAACGGCAATGTGCCATCCTGCGATAGCCACGCCTCTAGCGGGCTGGTCGGTGGCGCAACGCTCTGGCAGCCGTTGCCGCTTCCGGCGTCAGAAAGAATTGAGCCGATGGTACCTGGCCCCGCGATATTGTTGCCGCATGCGGCGTTGCTGTTACTTGCGCTGTCGAAGCTGGCGACTGAAGCAAGGCCATGGCCCGTCGGCGCGTAGCCTACGTTGCCATTCACCGCGTTGTTTGAAGAGCCGATAAAGCAGAACAGACACGGGGACATGGGATTAGAACCTTGGCCCATGTTCTCGCTGAAAATTGACGCCGTCGTGCCTGTGATATTCACCTGCGGTGATCCGGTGAAGTTGATGTGCCGAAAAGCGATCCTGTTGGAATTGACGACAGTCGAAGGAGGCCCCGGGACGCCCAGGCCTGCGCCGTACACCTGGAAATCATCGAAGGTGACCGCCTGGCTATTCTCTACGTCGAAGGTCGCGCCGGTCACGCCGCACCAGCCATGATCAAACTCAAGCTGGGACGTGCTGAAAGCCGTTGCCTGCTCCGAGACGTGAATGCAGCCGGAGCTCGTACCCGTTCCCTGGATGGTCAGTTGCGAAAAGTGATCGTCATAGCACCCTGTCAGGCTGGTGCAGTTCACATCGATGCCATAGAGCCCATTCGAGGCGATCCCGTATCCGATCACGTCCACGTCGTTGCTCTGCGCCCCGATTAGCTCAAAGCCGATCTCGTTGCCGTCGGCAGTCACATCGGAGACCCCTATGTTGGAAAACAGGATGCTTGCGAACGAGTGGGTGAGGTCGGATCCAAGGTAGAAGCCGTAGGTTCGGGTGCTCCCATAGCCGGTCACATGCGGGTTCTGCCCGTTGATGGCCTGCAGGTTCGCAAACATCCCAATGCCGTCGGCGCTCGATCCACCCTGCGGGAAGTAGAAGCCGTAGATGTTGTCCGAGACATTCAGGCGGTTTGCAATTTCGCCGCCGGCCAAAGGACCAAAGGCGATGCCCGCAGCGCTCCCCGTCGGCAGGACCGGCCGGATGACATTGAAACTCTGCAGTACATTCCAGACGCCGTTGACCTGGAGGCCCGTCGCCGTCGGGCTGTCGATCATGATGGTCGACGTGGGCCCGGCATAGCCGCTGGGCGCGACGGGTGAGGCCTGCCCGGCAGACGTGCCGACGATGCCTGTGCTGTTTCCACTCAGTGTCAGCGTGCCTGTGGTGCGGTAGGTTTCGGCCTGCAGCAGGCAGCCGATGTAGGTGCCCGACAGCGCGCTGATGCAGCTCGTCAGCGCCGTCGTGTTGTCGAACCCGTTGCCGGTGACTCCCGTCGAGTTGCCGTTGGCTCCATAAATCTCCGCCGGAATCAGCGCAAGCGCGCTGGCTCCGCCGCCCCCGAACGACGCCCAATCGGACGGGCTGGACGCGGGCGTGTTGCCGTGATTGTTCACGATCAGCGACACGTAGGAGCTGCCGCTGGACGAGACTACGTTGCCGATTGCATAGGTGGTTCCTGCCGAGTAGGCGCCGGCGCTCGCAAGCGTCTGAGTAGTGGGGCGCACGATCTGGGCGCGCGCCGCGCAGCTCAGCGCAAGCGGCAGCAGCAGCGCAAACATCAATACGCGAGAGAACTTCACAGTGCTTGTCTCCTAAATTGGGGTCCAGGTCGGGGTGCCGTCGAGGATGGTCAGGGTGTACTGCTGGCCAACATTCGGGCCAGTGACGGCGGAATCGATGATGGTGATCGACATGGCCGCCGCGATCGTTCCCGGGGGCCCCGCCGGTCCCGGGAGCGGGGCAACTGCGATCGGCGCTCCGTCCACATCGAAGCCCAAGATCAGCCCAGCGCGCTCTTCAGCCGAGGGCAGGATGTTGTTTGTGGCCGGATCGGTGATGGGGAACTGCAGCGACAGGTCCACGCTGTCCTGCAGCTGCTGGATCTGGATTGTGGCGCGGTCGAGCGAGGCAGTCAGAACTTCCGGGTAGAAGCCGCCCTGGTTGATGAACTCGGTCGGCTGCAGGTTCTGGAGGTCGGAGGTGACGGTCAGGCGATACCCCACAGCCAGCGGCCCCGCGGTCAGGATCACCGTGCCGCCGGGGTTTGCGTCCTGGTTGGCGTTCAGCGCGACCGTGTAGTCGGTGCCCAGCACCAGATCGGTCTGTACTCCGGTTGAGATCAGCGCAGAGGCAACAAACAGGTCCCCGGCCGCGAATACCTTGAATGCGAAGGGGAAGAGGTACGCCACCCCGTTGCCGGTGAACGGTCCCGCAATCCGTGTGGTCGAGCTGATCGTCATGCGGGAGGACCTCGATTTGAGGCTAGAGCGAAATAAACCTGTTACGGGTATCGAGCGCGGGCGTAGGATTGGCCCACCGGGAAGAGGGTGCCGCGATGCCAGATGAAAAACAAATTGGGGCTCTGGGGCGCGTTCCGTCGCCCTCGCCGACCTGTGAGCAGCCCATCTCCGGGTACCCCGGGCACTATGTTCGTTGTGGAGCGCGAGCAACCAAGCAGGTCTTCCACCCTCGCGACGGGAGCACCTATGCGATGTGCCGCCCCTGCGCAGAACACGTGATGCGATGCGGAGCCGGAGCAGAGTATCTGGGAAACCTCGAGAAACTCAAGCAGTTCTTCCTCAATGGACCTGGAGCCCTCGCCGCTGCCGTTGTCATCACCGCAGCAGCCTATGGGTTGGGCCTCGTCTTAGCGCCCTTGTGGAACAAGTTCTAGCGGTGCGCGCCTGATCCCGCCACCGCATCCCACACGTTCGGGTTTTCGACGTTGCCCCGCTGCACCTGGTTCATGTAGCGCAACGGCTTTATCGCCTGGGTCGTTCCCGGCACGCCTGCGACATCTCCGCCCACCTCGAGATAGTTGAGCCCGATCCCGTTCCAATCCTTGTCGCCCGAGTCGCTCATCGCTTCCTGGGTCGCCTTGGTGCCCTTGATCAGCACGTTCATCAGCGGATTCTTCACTTCGCCATCGCTGTCGAGCGCCGAGGCCGCATCGCGCACCACTGGCACCGTGTCGGCGCCGAACAGCAGCGCCCGCTTGGCCGCCCACAGGCCTTTGTTCTCGCCATCCTTCGGCCCGTTGCCCGAGACCATTCCACCCATCAGCGACGGCACCAGCACCGAGAGCGCCAGGCCGTAGCTCAGTTTGCCGACTGCACTGATGCTGCCGGCGCCGCCGTTCTGGTTGAACTGGTGGCCGATGTCGCGCACCTGGCCGTAGATCCCGTTGTGGAAGCTGTAGAACATCGTCAGCAGCTTCGAGAGATCGCTATTGCGCATGATCGGAGGCAGGTCCTTCGGCGCCGCGGATCCCAGCCCCAGGCGCACCGCAGAGTCGGCCGCATGCATAGCCAGGTTCTGTGCGCGATCCTCGGTCAGGGCCGCGTGTTCCTTCAGGCCGTCGCGGTAGACCGAGAGCCACAGCGGGAAGCTCAGCAGCTGGTCGGTGTATTTGATCGAGACGTTGCCCACCCGCGCCACGCTGCGCTGGATCCCCGGCTGGCCCCGCAGAGTTGCGCGGATGTCGCGGACGAGATTCTCGCCGCGGAACGCCATCTCATTCGGCGACAGGTCTTTGATCTGTTGGCTCATGTCGGACGGGTGTGCCAGGAAGTCGACCATCGCCTGCGCGTAGGATCCTGGGTTGGTCGACAGCAGCATCCGCGGCGCGTGCGTCCACTGCAGCAGCGACGTCGAGACTTTATAGGACAGCGTCGCGAGGGTCAGGTTGGTGCGCAGCGATCGGACCATCTTTGAAAAGTCGCCGAGGCCCTGCACTGCGCTGCCGTTGCGATCGTTGATGATGGTGCGCAGCCATGGCATCATCTTCTCTTCGTAGCCCTGCCCCAGCGTCTCGCGCATGGTCTGCCGGATCTGCGGATCCAGCAGCAGCTTGTTCGCTGCCAGCATGAATTCGCGGTGGGTGATGTCTTTGATGACCTTGGCCGTGTGCTGGGTCAGCACCTGCTCGTAGTCGAGCTGCATGGGTCCGCCGTAGCCGGTGCGCTGCTTCATGTTGCCGCGCGAGGTGGCGGCGCGGCCGTAGCCGGCTTCCATCAGGTTCTGCGCCGTCGTTCCCACGTCCTGCTGCGCTCCGCGGGCTGAGAATTTGGGGTCCATCATCACCGGGTAGTAGCCGCCGGCCAGGTGCATCTCCACGCCGTCGATCGATTTGAACTCGAGCGGCGTGGGCTTCACCATCACCGGAGGCAGCCCGGTCAGCCGGCGCTCGAGCTCCGACTGCGCCAGCCCCAGCGGCTTCAGCGAGTCCCAGCTATCCTGCACAAACTTCCACTCGCTCGCCGTGAGCATTCCCTTGATATTCTCGATCGCATACGGTTCCCAGCCGTGCGCGGCGAACGTCTTCTGCAGGCGGTCCAGGTTGCCATCGTTGCCCATGTTCATCGCAATCGAGACCAGGTCATGCCGGGTTTCTATTCCGCCCGGTCCGTTGGGAACTCCGGCCACCGTGACTTTCTCATTCATCTTGGCGCGCTGGTCCTTCGGCATATTCTCGAGCGCGTCGCCCAGCTGTTTCGTTACTTTCTCCTGCAGCGCATACTCGTTGCCCTGGGAATCCGCGGCCAGGTTCCAGAGGTTGTCATGCCAGGGGCCGGTTTTGCCGCCGTCCATCCACTCGATCAGGCGCTCGGTGCGCATCAGCAGCGCGTCGCCGCGCTGGGTGTAGTCGGAGATCTTCTCCCCCAGCGAGGCGTTCCTTTCAATCACCCTGGTCGGCTTTGTGGGTAAAGACGCGTGCGCCTGGGCGTCCATGTTCGCGATCGCGGAACGGAACTCGATACGCTGGCCGTTCACCGTCATGCCCAACTCGAGCGAGGCCAGCTTGCGGACGTTGACCAGCGCGTCGTGCACCTGGCGGATCTCCGACACCGGCGCGTTGCGGTAGTTGACGGTGCGCGACTCGTTCAGGATGGCCGGATCGATTGCCGGCTCTTTGCCCTGGTCGTACTGGTCCGCGGCCCACTCGGCCAGTGTTCTATCCGCCGGGCCCGGCATCGGCGCGAGGCCGTAGCGCCCGAGGATCCGGTTGAACTGGTCCTGGTAGTCGCTGCCGGCGAGACCGAGCTGCCCTTGCGCGGCCGGCTTCTGCACCCGCTTCGCGTACGCTTCGAACTTGCCAACGTATTCCTTGGCCTTGGTGCCCTCGCGGAATAGGAAGTGATTCATCAGCTCTTTGTGCTTCGCGTTGGCTGCGGCCTGCGCATCACCCGAGCGCAGCGCGTCGAAGGCCTCGCGCGAGTACTTCCGGCTGGCGTCGAGATAGCGCGTCGGCTGCAGGTCGGCCACAGCTTTCTTTTCGACCATCTGCTGCGCGGCTTCCCGGTAGCTGTCGATGGGCGCGACCTCAATCGAGCGCATCGCCTGCTGGTTGCCTTGGGCGTCCGCGACCTTTTGCTTCAGCGCCTTCAGCTCGGTGTAGAGTGAGTCGGCCCGCTTGTCATTCTCGAGCGCGATCCGCGCCTGGTCGTCGAGTGTGCCATCGTAGCGGATGTCGCCATGCTTGGCGGTCATGTAATCGCGGGTCGCGGTGTCGATCGCTGCCGAGCGCCGCGGCGCCAGCTCGAGCGCGTTCATCATGTCCGCGGCCGATTTGTAGCCAAACACTTCGGCCACAATCTCCGGCTCCTCGCCGCCGTCGTTCCGATAGAGCCCGGGATGCTGTTTCTGCAGGCTCGCGACGCGGTCCTCGCCGAACTGCTTTACCAGCTCGTCCTTACTCATGGCGATCTCGGTGCCGTCGTCCAACTGGCCTTTCCGGAGGGACCTGATCGCGGAGTACTCCGGCCGCTGGTCGACCTCGGCGGTGACCGCCGTGCGCACATTCTGCTCTTCGTTGCGCCAGGCTTCAGATCTCGCCTGCACCGCGGCTTCGTTTAGCCGGCCCAGCAGGTCGGACTTCGCCTGCTCCGCGGTCATATTGTTGTCGTCGGCGTATTTCTTGAACTGGTCTTGAGTCCAACCTGCCTCCTCGGGCGAGGTAAAGAGCTTCGGCCCGGCGTCGCGCTCCGCCTTGTTGACGCCATCCTCGGCCGCATACAGCCGATCGAACACACCGCGGATGTCGTCGGAGAGGGTGACGCCCAGGTCGGACGCTTTCTTGTAGACGGATCCCATCCATATCGCGAAGCGCTGGAATGCGTCTTCCAGGCCAGGGCTCGGCGCTTTGCCTTCGCGCAGGTACTGCTCATTGGCGCGCGCCCAAGTCTCCTGCTGCTCGCGGGTGAACTCGATATCGAGGTTGCCGCGCCCGGCTGGAACGCCCAGGAATTCCAGCACCTTTTCGTAGTCGCTGCGCAGGGCGTCGCTGGCCCCGCCGCGCCGCACCAGGTAGCCGAGTATCTTCAGATAGGCGTGCGCCGGCTCGTGTACAAAAGTGCTCAGGTCGCCAAACTTGGTCTTGCCGATTTCGTAGGATCCATCGGGGAGTACTCGAAACCAGCCGCGCGTGCCATCGCCCGATTGAAAGAGAGTGGGATTCTCGCCTGTGCCGATTTCGTAGGATCCATCGGGGAGTACTCGAAACCAGCCGCGCGCGCCGGCAGCTCGGCCGATGTCGCCCTTGGGAGAGCGCAGCCGGGCTTCCATCGCCTCGCGCTGCATGTCGGCGTTGGCTTGTTCGCGGCCGGCGGGCGAGTCTTCCATACCCGGCAGAAGCGGCCCGGGCTCCTCCTGTAAAGCCTTGCGCTTCGCAGACTGGTAGAGAGTTAGGACATCGGAGGCGGTGCTTGCGTCGGCTGATCCAGTCTCGCCGGCCGCAGGTCGCCCTTCGTCTTCTCCGCCCACTGCTCCACGGACGCTATCTGCGCCGGCGAGAGCTTCTCCCAGGGCGTTT